AAAGGCTTCTCTACATAGTTAATGAATACAGTCTGCATCCACTTACCACTCTCAACTTGTATCTTTCTACCATCAGTTTTATTTGTCTTAATAATTTTAGACCCTTTCTCAGATATATAATATCTAATAGTCTGTTGTAGTTTTGTAGCTGAATACTCAGACATTTCTATTTTCTCTTCAATAAATTCCCAGTCACCTTTTATCTTAACTCCTCCACAATAATCATACACATTAGTCTGAGTAAGTAGAAAAGCTTCAGGTTTAATACCGTGTACAAAATGATAATATATTGCTCTTGGTATAATTAAAAAACTTTTATTCTTATGTAAGGCCAGATTATTAAACTCAAATCTACCTTTACACTTAGTTGCAGCATAATAGAACGTACCATTTCCTTCTTTAAAAAGATAATGCGGATTCTCTTGCTTCATTTCATTATATCTATCTTTATCAACAAGTTTATAATCATGTATTGCTATGTAGTTATTTACATCTCCAAGAATCATTTTACTATAAGTATCATGTTCTAATTGAAGATTAGTTATCTTTTCCCATCTATTGCAAATCTCTAGATACTTATCTTGATATTCTCTAGGTATAATAGTTTCTAGACCATCAGTATTTTGCATCAAAGGATATGCATCAGGAATCTCCTCACATATCATCTCATATAGCATGCATAAACTTAACTGGCCATTAATTGTAATTTGCATAGTAAACTCTGGGTCATACAGAAAACTATTAGCATCATTACTTAATCCATAAGTTGAATTAAGAATAATCTTATATACATAATTCCTTACATCTTTTTTACTTATCTTTTTTCTTTCATTAAAGAACCATTCATATAACTCACAAAATTCTGCTTTTGGTAAATGTGCTGGAGACCAACCATTTCTGATTGCTAAGTTGGGATAATATGATACTACATCACTTGACATAATAATAACATCCTTACTAGACTCATATATACCACTCTTCCTTGCACCATGAATACCACCTAAACCAAAATCAGTTTTAACACCTTTATAGTTCAGACTATATTTAAATCCTCCTTTTGTGTTTTCTGGATATACAATTATTTCATTAAATCTTGTTAATAGTTTTTGAAATGTTGCAGTTTTAAATTCAGTATAATCAAGTATTATATCTTTTACTGTAATACTTTCTCTTTTAGTTCTTAATTGTCTTAAGTCATACTTTTTAATACCAGTACTCTCACTCAAGAAATGTAAAAATAACTCTTTACTAATTCTTGGCTCAGATGCACTGAATAAAGGAATATTATACTCCTCAGTTAATGTTTTCCTTAAAGCAATTTGACTTTTACTAAGCATCATTATACGCTTAGTTGACTTTACATCATTCCAACAATAACCAATTATCTCATCAATCTGATCAAATGTGGTCACTTTGGTAGTATGGTGTATAGGCATATCCTGTATGCTTTCCCAATCCATACTATACTGAATCCACTTTAGTGAGCTTCTTTTAGCAGGATTATCCCAATGATTTAACTTAAAGACATCTACTTGCTTAACACTCATAGTCTTTTCATAAAAATCTAGAAATTCTCCATTACTTTGCTTATTGATTACATGTTGTGCTTTACTGTAAACCCATTCTGCAATCTCACTACCTGACATATAAGATAAACTTTCAGCATTCTGAATTATATATTCAGTTATCTGACCATCAAATCCTAATCCATTATAAGATACATGCCATTCATCATATAATATATTTCTTTCTAAAAATGCAATAAACTCATCCCAGTCATTCTGTAAATCATGCATTACAAATACATATCTTTCATCTGATTTAACACTTTCAAAACAAGCTATAAAGCAATTGCTAAGAGTTTCTAGGTCCATGACCCAATGTGTTTTTGTAATCTCTCCCATATTTATTATTCAGTTAAGCTGTTTCCCCTATTTAGTTAAAAACACAGAGCATCAGTAATGACACTCTGTGAATTATTTAATTATTTTGCAGGTTGTACTGCTTTATCAAGTGTAGTCTGAAAGTCAAACTCTTTAGAATTAATACCTATAAAGTTAATAAGATTTTTAATATCTAACTTGTTATCTAAGTAGTACTCTTGAAATGTTTCACTTGACACTCTTTCTTCTTTTACATTTCTACCATTAGGTCTCAATGCTTTAGTAGCAGTAGGGTCTCCATTTTCATCTAGTTTTGGTAACATGTGTAATGTAGTTTTAGTTACTTTACCTATAATAACAAATAACCCTGATGTCAAATCATAAATACATTCTACATAAGGTGAATCATTAGATACTGGTATCATTCTAAATGTACTGTGACCATTCCATTCTGAACTAATTAATGTCATTGTGTTTTCTCCTGTCATAATTTTTATTTTAAATCTTTATTTAACTTTTGTAATTCTTCTACATTTACTATTAATATTTCTTTTTCCATGTCTGGTATAGTACATAATTCTCCTACATCTCTTAATGTCTCTTCTGATATACCAAGTAACTCAGAATAAATATTAAAATACTTTTCAGGAAACAAAAAGCTATCCATATACATGAAATTGCTGCCATTCTTATCAAAATGGTCTCTTATTTTGCGCTTAACTGTAGGATTCATCTTACTGTATTTACCATTGATTAAATGCATCCAATCATCTTTCATGTCAGAAAAATCAAATGTATATAATACCTCAGTATCATTCAGTTTAATATAATCACTTAGTCTATTGTGTTTTAATAGTACATTTTTCTCAAAATTCAGATAATCTTGATCTTTTCTTTCATGAAAAATTGCTACTAATTTCATATCCTCAGGTTTTACATAATCATTCCAGCCAAAATATGTTTGAACTGGAGTAACACTTGAACCTTTTTTAATGCCCAAGAGTGGATATACAAATATCTTGGATTTTTGAAAGTAATTTTTATAAAGCGCACTAATACTCATAATTGTTATAGTTTTACATTACCGGTTGCTAATTGATATGGAAGAGTAAAATCCTTATTAGTATAATGATAGTCTACAACTGTCAATATCTCTTTAAAATTTTCTTCCCACACCTTTAATGTTTCTGTTGATACTTGAAAAGGATAAATTAAATTAGCTTTATCAATCACAATAAAAGTAATAACAATTTTCCATTCAGCCATATCAGGTAAACCTTTAAGATATTTACCCAAACTCAACTGTTTATACATGACGGCCTGTATCCAATATTTATAATATTGCACTGAGTCTGGAAAATCCTGAATAGGTTTACCAGTTGTTTTTAAGTCATTAATAAATAAAGTCTTAGTATTATAGTCCATGACTACATTATCTAAGATACCTTTAAAACCAAATTTATACTTACTTGATTTTATCTGTACACCTTCTTCATTAAAGATCTTAACATTCTCATCTATATCACCATTAAGTTGCATCAACTCACTCACAATTGGATGCTTTCTTAATAACTCTACAGATTCTTTTGCTGTGTCTAGTGTGGTTTGATCCACAATAGTTTTACCTTGCTTTACTTTTAAAAATTCAAAGTACTGCATATTCTGTTCAGTTGTCATTTTTGCAATTCTACCTTCATCATTTTTTAATGACTGATACAAGTTAATACCTGCAAGTACATCAATTATTGAATCAGAGAAATCAGTTAATGTTAAATCAGTATCAGGTTGTGATTGATAAACCTTAAAGACTTCATCTACTAATAACCTGTTGTTATCTTTTGGAAGATTACCAGGTATTACTATGAATTCTTTATCAAAATTCTTTGGTTCAAGTAGTAAACAATGTACTACTTTCCCTGCTACTAAATGAGCATCAACCATATCTTCTCTTTGATTTAAGATATAGTGTCTATAAAAAGCTGCCGGTGAATACAGCAGCTTATTAATACTTGAGTAACTAAAATAAAAGTCACTATTATAAAATTGATTTAATTCTTCATTATAAGAAATAGCCATCAGTGTTTGTTTTTAATTCTAGATTCACATTATCAAAGTCAATTAAGACTTTATCTATCTTTTCAGGTTCTGTTGCAATAGATGCAACAACTGCTTCTTCTTCTAAATCAGGTAATTCAATTTCTGGGGATGATGCAACAAAATCTTCTTGCACTACAAAAGTATAATTAAAATCCATAACTTCAAGATATTCAGTACATAAAGTAATAGTTTTTACTCTAAAATATAAAGAATTACCTCCATCAGTTATATCATCCCCGTGGAGCTTTAGCACTATGTCAACATTTTCTTTAGTTAATTGTTTATGCTTTTTCAGTTTATCCATAACATCATCAATATTCATTCTAAAATATGAACTTGGTAATGTCATTAGAGATAATAATGATTTAAAATTTACATGTCCTTTACTTCTACATTGCTGCATTTGACCAGAGTATGAATAAAATAGTAAACTAAGATATAACACACTGTCTTCAAAATTTGAATTAGCCATGATTTCCATAGCCATTGTGTGATTATCAGTATCAGAACTATTAAACATTTCACACAAGCTATCATACATATCAGAATCAATACCTAATGCCTCATTTCCATTAAGGTGTTTTAGTAATTCTGATTCATCATATACTGGTAGAGTTGAATTATTTATTTCATTATAAGCACTAAGATATTCATCTTGTATTTTATTATATCTTTTAGAAGAATAACTAGTACCAGATGTTAATCTAAATGGAATATGTGAACTTTCAAGAAAACCTCTTGTATTATATGAAACTCCAATTGATTCTTCAGTATAAAATTCTAATGCATCTATTACTTTTTGATTATAATAATCATCACCTAAGTTTAAAGCTAAATAATTTTCAAAATATTGTTTAAACTCAACAGTATCAACAGTATATGTCCATTGACAAGTTGTGTATTTTGAATTACTATTTTCTGAAACAAAAATTGCTGATGCATCTGTTAAATTAGTAGTAGATTTAATTTTGTAATCTTTTGCAAGATTTTTAAGTTTTACTCTTGGAATATTAACTCCTTTTGCAAAATATAATTTATCATTTAATGTAGGTATATAACCTGTTGATACTGTGTTAAATATTTTATTATCATTCACATTATCAAAATCACATATTTTAGTATCTATATCAAACCTAAAAGATAAAGAGTTTATATCATGATTATCATACCAATCACCATTTGCAATCTCCATCTCTATAAATAATGTCTCTTTCATATAATTTAATTTTAAAAAAAGCGGCTTTTACACCGCTTTATATTTGTTTTAATTGTGTTTATGCTCCTTTTTATGGGAAACAGTTTTATGCTTTTACTATTTGACAGCCATCTTCACTACTTGTGGATTCATCATGAGCTTGGAAAATTTTGGTTTATTGCCTGCTAGTAACTCTTTCACTAAATAGTATTTAAGATCATTAGTGAATGCGTCACAGTCTGTAGTAAGTTTTACTAATCTGTTTATCATAGCATCACTTATAGAATGATTAGCTGCATGTGTCAATGAATAATTTATAAGTCTTGTAGTAATAATACTACTGATATCAGCTCTAAATTCATCTCCAGTACCTATTGCTCCATTTAATGCTCCAACTACATATGCTTCATTTACATTAGTCATAATATCAGCTGGAGATATAATTTTATCCATCTTGTTATTAATAAACATAGTGAACATACTAGAGAATTCAGGTCCTACTGAACCTTCTCCAATCATTTGAATTAACGGTAACTGTTCTTCAAACTTCTCAATAGAACTAATAGCATTAAAGAAAGTAGTAATAGCTCTTGGATTAACTTTTTGAGTTACTACTTCTGGATTCATCAACATAAAATTGATACATCTACCATCAATTCCTACTTGCTCAGCCCACTTAGCCCATACATTAATATCAAATTTAATTTCAACTGAGATAAATCTAGTCTTTTGAGCTACATCTAATGCAGTTACATTATAATCTCCATTGTCTGGATTTGAAGTTAATATTATGTGCCAGTTCTTTGGCAATTTCCAAGAAATATATTCTTGCTGATCAATAAGCTCCATAGTTGCTTGCATAAATCTATGATCAGCTCTAGTATAATCATCTAAAATCAAGAAACCACCTTCACCTTGCCCTTGTATCCATTCTGGAGCAGCATGTGACATTCTACTACTATTAGTAGGTTTATATCTATTCTTAATATAAGTTTCCATTAAAGATTCTTGAACCCATTTAGTAGCACCATCTTCTCTAACCATCTCAAATTCTTTAAATGGAAAACCAATTAAATCACCTAACTCTTCAATCTGTGAAAGATTTAATTTAATAATATTCATACCCATTTCAATTGCTAATTGCTTAACAGCTGAAGTCTTTCCAAGACCTGCATCACCTTCTACATTTATTGCAACAGGTACTTTACCTTCAGCTTGGATGTATTGATTATTACCAACTATGTGTTTTAAAAACCCTTTTAATTCTTCTACATTTAATTGAACTTGACTCATCTTTTTTAATTTTTTAAATTTCTAACTTAATAACTTTTCCGGGAAGTTCCGTGTTCATATAAGATTGCTCAGACAGCACCCACAATATAGGAGCTTTTGGCTTTACATTAGTATAACACTCACCGTCAGTAAAATACACTAAGCTAGTATATTTTCTTATATTCTCATTATAATATTCAAGGACGGGATCAAATTCTGTCCCACCTCTTCCATATATCTCAATTTCATTTTTACCTTTATAAGGTTCTATGCTTTTGATAGCAGTATCACATTGTACTATGGTAATATCAACACCTTGTTTATAGATGTGTAATATTTCATTCATAAATTCATGTAACTCTTGATCACATACTGATCCTGAAGTATCAATAGCCAACAACATGTGTTGTTTCATTTTAATCTTAAGACCAGGATTCTCAGAATATCTTTTATTCTCTTTTCTCCTTATCTTTTTAGTATACACTTTAGATGATACACCAGTAAATCTTCTGATATATCCTCTCCAATCAAATTTAGCAGGCTTAATTTCTTCCATTTCAAGTAAACCCTCAATTTCTCCAGGGATATTACCTCTTTTCTTTTCAGTCATCTCCTTAGCATCATTAAGAATTTTATTTAATTGTTTCTCAATTAGCTTTTGCTCAGCTTCAGTCATATCTTCAAAATCAGCCCAAGTAGGATGATCACTGGCCATTTCATCTCCAGCATCCATTTGATCAGCTAACTTATCAAAATTATCATCACCACTTGTGCCATTTTTGTCTTTATCTTCTTTAGCCTGTTGTAGTTTATCATAATAATATCTACAACCTGCTTTTCTATCAAGATTTAAATCAGGATAATCATCAATATTAATACCACCTTCTGGTAGTAATTCATCTGAAATATACTGATTAATCTCCATATCCATAGCTATATTAGCCAGTTTTTTATCACTAAACTTAAAATACATAGTAAGATGACCAAAAGCTATATGAAGTAACTCATGCTTAAGTAAACCTAATCTATGATCCTCAGATAAACTTGTCCAGAAATCTTCATTAATTGTAAGTTGATAATTAATATTATTTTTACTTACACCAGCAGTAGGAACTATTTTATTATTCCATACTTTATTTAACATGATTAAAAAGAACCCATAATAGGGCTCTTTTAACATCAAGTCTTTACTGGTTTTTGCTAAACTATCTTCTCTACTCTTCATTTTTTAATGTTATTGAGTAATTTAATTTATTAACTGGATAACCCCAGTTTGACATTGCTCTTTTTAAATCTTCAACATGAATTTCTAAATAGTAATCCATAATCCCAGGTTCTACTTTTGCAACAATTAAAGCATTAACAAGTTGTGCTGCACTTAACTTATGATCACTTTGAATACCTAATTCACGGACTCTAACAAAAACATTAGGCATATTTTCTAACCAATAATCATCACTTTTTAAACTCATACCATAAAATATAATTAACCATCCTTCAGATGCATCAATATCACAATTATTTAGTATTTCATTTGCAACAACATGATTCTCTTTATCAGGAGAATTATACATTTCATATATACTTTCAACACTTTCTCTATTCAGTACTACTTTTTCCATTTTTATAATTTTGATATCACTAAGTAATTTGCATATGCATCTTCATATGTAAATGCCCAGATTTTATAGCCATCTATTATAAATAATTGCATTTCCATAATTCTAGTTTATTTCTAAAAGTTCATCAGATATATAACCTAATAACCCTAAAACTTCAGTTTTTTGACATGTTTCTGGGTTTTCATCATCATATTCCATATTATTAGAAATTAGTACTTCTAATTGATTTAACAAGTTTACTACTTGTGTTTCTGCTTCTTTATTCATCTTTTCCATTAGTCTTTATAATTTAGTTGGATCAACACCTCTTACTTTTATTAAATACTGCTTGTATTGTTCTCTAGTTATTGTATGTACACCTTCATACACTTCACCTTTATCAAATATTTCTTTTACCATTAATAAAGAATTAACTGTATTCATATACAATTCACTCATAAATGATTGCTCTCTAGTAAAAATAGATTTATCAATTGACACTTCAGTTATTTTTTCACCTTCACTGTTTCTTGTAAAAATAAATTCTACTTCTAAACTTGGCTCATCAGAATTTACCTCATTTGTAAAAACCACTTTGATTTTCTCATTTTCTATTTTAATTGTTTTTTCTACTTCTTCCATTAGTCTTATATTTAATAATTAATCAATAGTCTTTTAATTAAACCTACAGCACTTGCTTTTTGAAGTAAAGCTTCAAGTCCTCTTAAATCATTAATTGTAATGCAATTTATATTAAGTTTTAATGTATCAAAATCAGAACTTATTGCCAATATTTGTATCATATAGTTATTATCAATACCATAATCTTTGCTTAAAAACAATGTTAAATTTGGATAAAAAGTATGTTCATACCTTTGATTTCCTATATCAGTACATTTCCAATCATGTTCTAGTAAAGTTTCATGTGTTATTTTTTCCATTAGTCTTCTATTTTAAGTGTTTTAATCATCCATTCTGTGGGTTTATCTAAATTCTGAACCCATTCTTTAGCACTTGGGATATAATTATTACAATCCTCTTTTACATGTTGTTCTCCAACATATCTTGTATATACAGTTTTACCATCTGAGTTGACAAAAGACATTCCAAATATCTTTTCACATTCAAATATACCTTCACTATGATGTCTAAACATTCTGTGTTTACTATGCCCAATCCATTTTTTAGTTTCATCAAACCAATTATGAATTGCAATGTAATCACTCCATTCTCCACCCCATTTTCTTACTGAGGACTTACAATGCTCTAAAGGATGACTCATTTTATTTAATGTATTTTTTAATAAGTTCTTTTAAACAAGTTTCTTCAGCTATTTTTCTATTAGAATAGGAAAAACTTTTTATTACATTTTCTTTATCAAAAGAAATAGTAAATCCAAATTCTGTTTTTCCAACTTGTTGTATTGAAATTAACCAATCTGTTTTTTCATCAAACCAATTAAATACAAAAGGTCTAAGTGCCGCAACACAAGATTCTTCAGTTGTGTTTTCTAACTTGTCAATAATTTCATTTGTTATGTATTTTGAATACCAGCCAACATGAGCATCTTTAATATACAACATAAGGCTCATTCCGTCATAGCCTAAATCTTTTAATTTTTTTGAAAACTCATAATTAAGATATCCAGTATCAATTTCCATTTTTTCTATTTCTTGTTTTTTATTCATTATTCTAAACTTTTATCAATTAAATTACCTTCATGATGATAAGCTACAAGTTCAATGATTCTTATATAATTGTTTATACTATAATTTCATGAAGGAACAAGTATACATAAGTTACCAAAACCACCTTCATCAGTTCTCCAATCTTCTATATCATCAAGAATTTTAGATTGTGCAAAATCTTCAATTGAGTCATATAATTCTTTATCTTCTAAAGCATTATTATTATTGTCCCAAGCATCAATATTATTAAATACATCTGCTGTACTTGCACAAGGCTCATTTGTATAACCAATCCAGTCTATAGCACCTGAGTCTCCTTCACCATTATATTGTACTTTAATACCTGTAATACCACGGTCAGCCAATTTAAGTAAGAGGCTTGTCATTTTTAATTCTTCCATAGTTATTATTTTTTATTTTTATCTTTTAAACTACCTTCATGAGTATATTCTTCCCAATCAGCAATTCTGATACTATTATTAATTGTATATGTACCAAGTTCTACATCAATATGAACATAACCACGGCCACCTTCATTATTCCACCAGTCTTCTATATCATTTAATAACATCTCTTGACAGTAATCTTCAATTAAAGTACTTAATCCACTATCAATATCATTTAATAAGTATTCTTGATCCCAATTTTCTAATTCATCATAATCTATATATGGATCTTGAGTAGCATTAACATATTCAATTGCTCCACTATCTCCACCACCTTCATAATGTACTACAACTTTTTTAATACCATGACTGACTAAGCCAAACATTATTTTTTCTAAACTATTTTTATCCATAACTTTTTATTATTTAAACTTATATTATTTAAATTTATAGAAACGTCCCAGTATATTACCGTTTAAATATTTATCAGACTCAAGTACTCCTAATACAAATTGATGTTTAGTTTCTTGGTATGACAATTCTAATTTAGTAGTACATATCATTAGTATATCTCTTTTAATTTTTATATTGTCTTTGTGTGCTTTTTTCAGTACTTCATTGCTACTGTAATAATTTTGATAAGTAGCTTTCTTTACTCTTTTATATGTCTTTAATCTCTTATCAGTTGGCATAGCCTTCTTACTCAGTTTTGTTTTAATATCTGCATAAAAATTCTTTTTACCAATATAACTAATTGATTTTCCGTCTATTATTGCAGTCATATTATAAATAAAACCTATTGCATTTTCAGGAATCATATCTTCAGTAAAAATTTTACCCTTGTATATCCAACTCATAATTTTAAAATTTAAGCATCACCCTGTGGTATAATACTGTTACGTTCTTGTATAAATTTACCTGAGAATACCTCAGTTAATGTTTCTTTTACATTGATACCACCTTCTTTCTCAATAGTCTCTATTAATAATACTACTGCATGTATAAGATGTGCAGGAGTAACTCCATGTATCTTTAAACTTGTAGTAAATTTTTCTGGTGACTTTTCATCAAACTCATAATTTATTTTAATCTTACCTTTCATATAATGTTTCATTAAGTAATTTTAATACTTCTTCTTTTACTTTTTCAATACCGTGCACTTTAATAGAATCTGATACATCTTTCTCCATATCAAGAATAATAAAATCAAGATTATATCTTTCTTTATATTTCTTCATAGAATTAATACCTGCTTCATCATTATCAAATAGTACACATATCTTTTTATATTTCTCTTTAAGTTTATTTATGTTTTGCTCTTTAATCATAGTATTTTCACTATCCGGAGCAATACACTCTATATCTTTAAAGCCAAGCTTATTAAAAGCCATTATATCTTTTAATGAAGAAGTAATAACTAAATAATCTACTGTAAGTGATAGTTGTTGTGACCCTTGTATATGATTACCTAACTTTAAGAATTTCTTATTCATATTCTTAGGCTGATAAATCTTATACAATGTGCCATCTTTTTTGAAATAACCATACAGATTTAAACCTGTAATAATAATTTCAGATGTAGTACCATTAAGTTCAAGTCTGGTCATCTTATAATACTCTAATGCAGATACATTATATATTTCTAGCATCTTAGAACCAATATGATATTGTCCCCAGTATTTCTGATCAAAGTTAGACCAATGCCTAATAGTATAATCAGTTACTTTATAGTTCTCATAAGTTTTAATTTCAGGAGCTTTGTAAGATTTATGATCATCTAAGTATTTAACATAGTCATTAACTATCTTATAAGAAACCACTCCTCTATCTTTAATACCAAATATATATTGTACTAATGCTATAGAGTCTCCTCCATAACCTGATGAAAAATCTTTAAACTTATATGTCATTGTTGCAGCATCCATATAAATAATCATTGATGGAGTCTTTTCAGTTTTAAATACAGATTTAATTTTTATCTGCTGTCCGTCTAATTTTTCAGTAAGATTTAAGTAATTCTCAAAAATCCAGATTGTTGGTACATCCTGGAATCTAATCACATTTTTAGTTGAAATCATATCTTTTAACTTTAATTAAAAAGGGAGCCCATTTCCTGACTCCCCTTTAAACTATTGTTAGTCTAAATCAAAGTCTGAGCCAACCTTAGTTGATACCTCAAAATCATCTTCACCAAATGCTTCTACTTTCTTAGCTTCTAATTTTTTAAGATGTAGAGCTTCAGAATATAGTAACTGTTTACCAGATCCAAGTTTAGCATATGCAAAACCATCTCTAGAAGATTTTGGCAAATATAAGTCATAATTTGTATAACCTGTTTTACCTTCATATTCTTTTCCTGCAATACAGAAATCTAAATACTTATCTTGATAAGGTGCTGTTTTATCAAATGCAGTGATAAACTCTTCAATTGTATTGTGCTTATTATCTTGAGCATCAAACCAATCTACTATGTCTAATGTAGTACATAATGATTTAATAAATACTAATATACTATTATCTCTAGAGATTTGTACACCTGATTTAGTTACTCCATCTGCAAATGCATATTGACCAGATTTTACTCTACCAATTTGACCTTTATAATGACCAGCATCTGGATTTTCTTTATCTAACATGAATCCTTCAAATCCTTCAAGAGGCTCAGTCTCAACATTAAGTATTAAACTTATACCACCTGGGATAAATTTAAAATCTTCACCTACTAAACTATTAAGTTTTAATTTGTGATTACCTGGAGTAATTGTTTTTGGTATTCCACTTCCACCTGTTCCTACATCTTTTGTTCCAATTGCCATTTTTCTTATTTTTTATTTATTATTTATATATCTCATCCCAGTGAGTAACTATTTCTCCTTTGTCATTAGCTTCACTAATAACTATTTCTGCATTTCTTAAATGCTCAGGTCTTGCACCACAAGTTGTCTCTTCATTAGTTTTAAATGATAAGAATACTTGATTACCTTTTCTAAACATATAACCAATTGCATCAGCATTAGCACAGATTAAAGACTTGATCTTACCAGTTAAATCTATATTAGCAGACATAACCATTTCACCTTTATCATCTACTTGCTTATCTTTGATATGCCCAGATAGAATAATATGGTCAGCTAATGTGTCTACATAGTTTAAAACATCAAAGAATGCTTCTCTTACATATAAATAACCAGCTCCATTTGGTAAAGTAATTACATTATCTCCATCAAAGTTTTTACCCATACTAGTGGCTTTATACTTTTTGACAGCTAATGGCATTACCATTTCTTCTAATGCAGTTACAGTATCAATAGTAATAAACTTATAAGGTTTACCAGCTTCAACTACTTGTTTACCAATTGCTAGCAACTCTTTAAGATTACTTGCTTTAACCTTTAATGCATCTACATAATCAGTCCCATTCTCCAAATCAATAATTAAATTATCTTCTAGACCAGCAAATGCAGTAGTTTTACCTGTCTTTGGCTTAGAATAAATAATTAATCTTTTTGGATTGACTCTTGTTGCACTCACTTTCTTAGTGGGCAATACTAATCCTTCACTCATACTTTCATTTTATTAAATCATTTAACCATTTTTTATTACTTACTGGCTTCTGTAATAGAATGGCAGCTAGATCCCTTACAGTTAAACTGCTTAAAGGAGCATCTAAATCTGAATCCATTAAATCATCAAAATCAGGAAATAACCCTTGCGTTTCAGTATTCTTAGTTTCAGTTTTAGTTTCAGTTTTAATTGCTGTCAGTTCAGATACAGGAATCAGATATCTTACATGCCCATTTGCATTAGGATCTGTAGTTTCATACTCCTCATCATAAAATGAATTATAACTCCATTTATACAGTGTTCTTGTTGGGTCTTCAGACTCTAGTGTAATACTTACGTATTCAGTATAGATGTCTTCTCCTCTTGATAATTCACTCTTAAAGAATCCCATATATAAATCATCTTTACCATATGGTCTATAAGCACATTTAGGAATATATAGTGGACTACTTACACCTAATGCGTCAAATACTTTTTGATGGTACTTCACCATCTCTTCAGTTTTTTCTTTTCTGTTAAAACTAGCACTGCTGCTATCTTTTGTTGTTAATGCCATATATTAATTATTTGGTTCCAATTCTTTTTTCTTGTTGTGCTGGAGTATTCATTTCTGCTATACTCATTCTTTCAAACTCAGCTTTAAAGAAACTTAATCTAGTATCACCATTTCTACATTTAAGAAAGTGTAATACCATTACCCTATCATTTTCTATTATATATCTATCAGGACCATAGAATCTGATTTTTTGTTTAGCAGGTCTATTGATACCAATTACAGTATCTGCATGTTGTAGTAAAGCATCAGCACCAAATATATCTGATTCTAATACATAATTACCATACTTTCCATCTTCTGATCTCTCAGGATTATCTATATTTCTGTTTAATTGACTTAATATAATGAATGCTATCGGGTAAACTCTTTTAAGATTTGTTAATGCTTCACCAAGGTTATTTAAAGTTTCATTTTTATCTCTTTCAGTTTGTGCTTTTTTTACAAGTAGGGAGTGATCTAGGGAAATTAAAGTCTTTTTATATTTCCTTTTACCTTCTTCATCTACTTCAGAATGATGTGACATATACTCATGTATAGTTCTGATAAATTCATCTACTGTACATGGTTTTTCTACTATATCAATGGGATACTTAATCTTTTGCTTTGCATAATCATAGCATTTTTGTAGATCTTCAGTTGATAATTGACCATCTGCACTACATAAATACTTATATGACTTACCAATAATACTTGAATACTCTCTAATTGCAGATGACCTAGCTAACATTTCAAATTGAAACTGTAAAACTCTAAAATCTTCTGCGGGATTAAGAATAAAAGATTCCCTTACTATCTGCTCAACAATTAAAGTTTTACCACTTGCAGGTCTTCCTCCAATTACAGTCATAGTATTCCATTCAATACCATCAGTCATTGCATCATTAAACTTAGGCCACGGTGTTCTAAGACTTTTAATCTCACCTACCATTCTGCCTTTTAAATAATGTAATGATTCCTGAAAACCTTCTTTTTGGCTAACCCACTTAGAATTAACTGTTTGCTTAAGTGCCATATACAATAATTAAATAATTTTTACTTTTACTCTATTATATGTAGCATGTAATACACTAATCACTACTTCAACTACAATAAACTGAATTGCAGTAATAGAAATAACAAATGTATTAATTACTAAATAACCTAATAGAATTCCTACTATGGCACAACACCCTAGTATTAATTTGGGTAATTTATACATTATACTACTTTTTCTTTAAAATGTGTTTGTGACGGATCATCTGACCCATTTAATAACATATCACAATAATTTGCTAATTCAGAATCATAAGTTTTATCTGAGCCTTGTTTTCTAATAAAGTATTGAGATGTTCTCATATACTTATATCCTGTTGCTTCATACTCATCAACATATGTCTTTGTAGCATTAATTACTGTTTCCCATGTATAAGTATGTGATTCAAAAAACCATCTGAAGTTATTCTCTAGATTCTTTTTATCTGACCTTGCATATTTACCACTTGGTAGCTTAAATTTAGGAAAAATATCTAAATAAACATCAATATTTTCCATAAAATTATCACCCATCAATGTTGTACTTGTTTTTTTCTTACTATTCTTAAAATAAGATTCTAGTTCTTGTAAAAGAATTATTGCCTTACCTGCTAGTTTCATATCAGCTTCTAACCAGTCTGTTGACTGTAAGCGTTTTACCTCTAATGCATCATTAATAAAATCATTAGTTTTAATTTTATGCTTAATACAATAGAGTATATACAATTGATTTGGACTCAACTGTTTCTTTATTAATAAATTAAAAATTTCATCCATATTACCACTTTATATCAAAATTATAATTCTTTTTTGTAATCTCAGATACTTTTCTAAATACATCATCACATGGCCATTTCTTTTTACCTAAAGATATAGCATTCATAGGATGTGTTAAAATAAATAAAGGATCTTTTTCAGATAAGTAATCAATTAACTGTTCTGAAGTTCTTCCCATCAAAATATAACATAATCCAGGATTGTAGATTTTAAGGTAATCTAATACATATGCCATCATTGGTCTCCATAATTCTATATGTGAATTTGGTTTGCCTATTGTTGTAGTAAGGGCACTATTTAGCATTAGAATACCTTGGTTACTCCATCTCTTTAAGTCTTTGTCATTAGAAATGCTCTCAGACTCATATACAGTATCATTAACAGCTTGTAATAAATATTCCAATGCTGGTAATGGTTTCTTTTCAAAAGCACATGAGAAAGCAAGTCCATCAGCTTGTTCAATTCCAGAATATGGATCTTGTCCAATTATCACTACCTTGAGTTCATCATATGGACATTCTTCAAATGCTCTAAACACATACTTCATAAATGGAGTAAACCGTCTATCTTCCTGTGAATCTTTTATCAATGTCAATAAAATAGTATCAAACTCACTACTAAATATAAACCCTCTGAGAACTCTTGCCCATCCTGATTCAATTAATTTTGCGTTTAATTTTTCTTTTATTTCATTTATGTTTATATTTGTTGTCATACTAATTAAAATTTTAAGCCATGGCTATAAAAGTAAAAGAATTAAAAGATGATGCTCAAATCAGTGTCCCAGTAAACAAAGCATATTACTTTATGTTAAAGAATAACTTGTTTTACTTATACAATCAAATTCAATTGGCTGGTCCAGAAGCTTCTGAAAAGTCATTTGAAACTATTAAAGCTGCAGATTACTCAAAGATGTCTCAAGTTGAGCAATCTTTTTACACTGTTACTTTAATGATAGCTGAAATTGAAAGACTTTCTGTAGAGCAAAATCTTTTTGATGAGAAAGAAGTTCTTGAACCAGGAGATGAAGGTTATGTAGAACCTACGCTAGATTAATATTGTACTCTGCTCCTATTTCTATACATGCTTGAACAGCTTGGGATAGCTCATCACTTGAACACTCAGCAAATGATTTGCACATCTCAAGCTTTCTACCTTCATCATTTACATCAAAGCATAATCCTGCTTGTGTTTTGACAAGTTTTTTCATTTCATCAAATGTATATCCTGATTCTTTTGCCATTTCTCTAATACATACATGTATTTTTGAGATTTGTGCATAAGATCCAGATTTACCTTGAATGCTAATAAACATTTCTAATTCCTCATCTTCTTCTACTAATTTTACAAATTCAGCATAAGCTAAACTTTCCTTTTCAGTTTTGTAGGTGAGTTTTCCATTTTTCTTAATAAATTTTGCGCTAAACATATTGGTTTTGTTTTAAAGGTTATAATGGTATTTTACTCCACTTTTTAAATAAGTCAATAAGTAATACTACATCTTCAATATCTGTCATAGCAACACCCCAAGAGTGCTCATATACTTTCCACTGATTATTATTTATCTCATCACTTTCATTTGATATCAGTATTACATCAGAGTTTATTTCATATGAGTAATAGTAATAATCATTTTTATCACCAGATTCTTCCTTAGTAACAATTACTTTATCAAATCCTGCTTCAGTTAGTTCTTGCTGCTTCATTTTTTAATTTTTCTTCTATTATGTTATCAATATAGTCTTCAGCCTCCATTGCTGTTGAGAATAATATAATAAATCCTTGTGGATCTTTACTATATCTCCAAAAGCCAAAAAAGCCTTCTTTAGTTTGTACAAAATACCCACCATATGAGTACTGTGATTTTAATATTTTATATTTTGTCTTCATATTACTACTGACCAAGTTAATAATTAATTGTTTGTGTGTAAAATCCTGTGCTTGCTTTCTTTTCTATGTATTCTCTATATAATTTTCTATGATTATGCTTTTTAATTATCATAGAATTATTTATAGGTGACTTTTTTATTATTTTTCTTTTTCTTAGCATACTTGTTTTATTTGTCACTTTATACTTAATCCATTTTAACATTAACTCAATTCCATATAAATCTTCCATATCAATCACTGTTTCTAATTTGATAATAAATAATACAAATTACTATACATGTGATAACTAATGATGTTTTCATAATATTTATTTTTTAATCAACTTTGCCATATAATCATTAAGAACTCCCATAAAAGGTGTGTAATCAAGATTATAAAAAGCATCAGTTGTGTTTTTCCAGCCTAAATGTATAAAACATTTATCTAAATCAGTCTGATTAATAATAATATTTTTTTTTACAATATTCTTTTTAACCACTTGATTATGCATCTTTACAGTATTTCTTCTTTCATTCCATTCTTCCTGTAAACCCATATTATTTAAGTTAACGGTTTTTTCTCTGATCTATATAATCAATAATAAATCCTATGGCAACTATTAAATTCATGCCACATGATGCAATAACTTCTATAATATCTTCATAAACATTTACCATAAGATGTAAATGTCCAATTGTCCAGAATGGAATAGCCAAGTTTTGACTAATCCATACTGTAAGATATTTTAGAAAATGCTTCATTTTTTTTTAGAGTCATTAATTAGCATACCATAATATAGGATTTGTAATGCAATGTCACCATCACATTTTTCACATCTGTAATTACCTCTTGATCTTATATACCAATCTGCATTACAACATGCAGTTTTTATATCACTGATCTCTCTTTTCTTCTCTTTCTTCTTCATTTTCTCTTTTTTTAGCTATATAATCTCCAATTTCAACATCTAGTGGAATATCATCCACATGTCCGTACTGATTAATTAAATCAATATATATTTCTTTTATTCTTCCCATAACTTTAAGACTGATATGATTAATTTTTTAACTGCATCATCAACATTGTCAATATTTTTTGCTTTCATATAATTATTAAGTATTATAATATTAGGATGTGATAATGATACAGACATTGTTGTTGACGGTAAACATGTTCTTGTTTTTACATTAAGATCTTTAAATTTACACGGATACTTAATAACTAAATCTTTAATGTTTTCAAGATAACCTTTATCTTTTGTCATATATAACTCATACCCAGATCTTTTTGCATGATTAATTGTACTTCTACTAGTTAAATTTGTGTGTGAAACAATTTCTGTTTCTGCCATTGCAAATTCATAATAAAGTATAGCAATTAAATAGTTTCTCCTATCAGTTACATGTCTTTCTTTGGTTTTATGTGTATTACAAAAATCTCTTAACTCTTGTATAACATCATCTTTAGTGTACTCCATAGTTTAAATAAAAAATGGAAACAGGAATCCTTTAATCTCAGCTACTATAGGACCTACAAATACAGTACTTAAGAACCCATGATGTTGAGCCCATAAATACCAAAAATGCATGCTAAATAACTGAGTACATGCTATGTATATAAATAAGCTTGTAGCAAATACATTTTCTTTTTTCATACTATTTTTTTTTAAATTGTTTACCAAATCTATATCCTACATAAAACCATAAGACAAAACCTATATGAATTATTAATAATGTTAGTGTAGTCATAATTATTTCTTTTTAAATTATTTTAGGTGGAAATAATTCATCACCTATTGCGTTGTATTGTTCTCCATTTTCTTCTGGAGTCATACCTCTTAGTTCTGCAATCTTATTTAATAAAGGATAAAGATCGAGGGTATGTGTTATTTCAGGGGAGAGAAAAGGACTGCTTTGGTTAGTGTTTAGAACTAAATACTTTAATAGTTCTTTTATGTCAATTGTTTCCATAGTGTTTATAATTAAATTGTTAGTAATAAATCCTGCCTCACTATACATTCTTTTAGCTTGCCATAAAGCACCATTAATAAATGAATGTCTATCTGATGGGATACAGTTTATGTAATATCTTTCAGCAGCTTCTTCTAATTCTGTTTTATTCATTTTATTTAAGTTAAACTAATGCAAAATCTTCTTCAAGAATTTCTTCTGCTTTCTTAGTCTTGCTTGTACTTACTACAGCAAATCTATTAGCATTATAATATTCATAAGGAAAACATCCATCAAGATTTATTTCTTCTAACTCATATCCATATGTGTTAGCTTGAATACCCATATTCATTACTTTCACCACTGTGTAGAATTGATTTTCTACTGGCCATTGACTTAAAGGAATCTTATTGGGTTTATTTTTTGAGTTAATGCAAATAACCTTGATCATACTTAATGAACTTGACTTTCACCTATCTCTACATTTAATTCTAGATCAGATAATTGGTTATATATATCAAAGATATCATTAAATGCACCAGACATAATATCATATGAACCTTTATTATCTACTATTATAGCACACTGCTCAGCTTGATCAGGTGAGTGCTTACATATTTTAATGAGACAAGCTATGATATATAAAAAATCATGGTTGTCATCATTATACAATGTTATTTTATGTGTCTTTTCCAAAACCATGTTTTTATATATTAATTTACAAATTATTTTCTTCAGTTCCTACTATTATTGTGTTTCCTACTTTATTCATAGAATCAACAATATCAGTAAAACCTTTACCATAAGGATCTATATAGTCTGTATAAGACTTAAAGTAACCTTTACTAGTTAATATTTCTATATTCTTAATCAATAAGCTCATTCTTGATTTATTATCAACTTCAAGCTGGATTAAATCCCATCTTGCTGATGCAATTTTAGCCAAAAATAAGTTTAATCTAGTATTAAATTCATCTTTTATGTGAATTTTATGACTATAATCATCAAAAATCTGTATCAGCGTCATTAAAGCATTAGCATCAGTATCACCAAATACACTCATTGGTTCTTTAATATACTCTTCAGACCATTCATGCCATTCAGATACATCTTTCTTTAATGCATACTTAAACTTCTTATTCTTTTTCATTTCATCAATATCATAAAGAGCACTAGATATTTTTACCAGTGCTCTTATGAATTTGACATTGTCTTGATCATATTCTGCCATAATTTAATATATAATGTAAAATTGCACTTCCACCTATAAATCCAATTAAAAATATAATTATTTCTACAATTCTTTTTTTCATATATCTATATAAATTAAAAATGATATTTTACGTCTAAGACTAGGATATGTCTCAATTAAATAAGTTGTTAAAGAATCATCATCTCCTTCTTTACTATAGTGAAACTCAGCATATGAATGCTTAATTGTAGGTATTAAAGGATGACATCTTAATTCTACTGGGATAGAAGATAAATCTATCACTGTTCTTGTTATTTTATACATCTTATATTTTTTTAAGTATTAAACAATCATTTTCATCTAATTTAAATGTTTTAGCTGGTGAATTTTTTGTAGACTCTTCTTTTACAATTTTCATTTTTACATCAACATTAATTACTTTTGGTTGATACAACTCCATTGCTTGTTCAAAAGCTATTTTAAAGAATCTTTTATGTGCTATGAAATTCATTATATTTTCAGGACAACCTGGTAAATATTTTCTTGTTTCTTCTTCTGCCAACTTATCAACATCAACTACTCCAAATATCTCATCACAGTTCTCTTTAGATAATTTACCTTCTTGTAAAAAATCTTTAATAACTTCATCATTAGAATCTAACCAATAACCATTACTATCTTTAACTAATTTTGCTGTCATAATTTTTCTATTTCAGATTTAACTTCTTCCCAATAATCATAAGATGCTTGTAAATCAATATCTCTATAATCATAGCATTGTTTCATTATCTCATCAACTGCAATTAATGCACATTGTTTAGCATTTTCATTCTGATTTTTTCTATCTAAAGAATAGGATGTGGCTCTTGAATAGAACTTTTCAACTAACTCTTCTGCTTTTTCTTTTGGTTTCATAATTTAATATTAAAATTTTTCCACTCTATTTTATCCTGATCAAATCCTGATAATGCTTCAGTAACCCAACTCTTATCAATAGTATCTACATAACATAGTATATGAATAGTAGCTGTCTCATCAACTGCAAGACGTAAACATCTCCCAATACGTTGTGAGGCCTTACGCTCATTACCATATGCATGTAGAATAATGCATTGCTTTAACTCAGGAATATTAATACCCTCACTTAACTGCAATACACATGATAGTCTGGTAATATCACCTGACTTAAACATATTAAGATTCTCATTAGACTCAGGATTAGTACTATGATAGCTATTTGTGCATAACACATCAGCCTGTTCTTGAGTATTAGCAAATATTATACACTTAGAACTAATTGAATTACTCAATAGTTTAGTATACTTTTCTTTACTTGGATACTCCATCATAGCTTTCATCCTCATGATTCTAGCTATCTGTTGTTCTTTACCTGGTCTAGACATATCTATTCTATTACACCAGTACTGATAATTAGCTACTTCAGTAGTAAAGAATTGTTTATACTTACTACCTGCTTTTACATTTTTGTTGATGTTGTCTAGTTTAATCTCATGTACAATGATTTTATAATCATTTAAGATATTATCATTAACAGCATCATCAGTAAGATATTCATAACATATAGGATAGAACTCTTGCATCATCTCACCTTTCTCACTATGTGTATTTTTAGGAGGAGTACCGGTTAATCCTAAGATTTTACCGGTATACTCATCCAAAAATGTTTTATGTGTAGGTAATAATGAGTGAGCCTCATCAAAGTATATCATATCATACTCTCTAGGATCAAGTTTATTCAAACTTAAATAAGTTGTGAACTTTACATTATCCATAAGATGTGACTTTTTAAACTTTATTGCTTCAGCTCTCCAAGATGTAAAGATACTTAACTTAGGTGCTACCACTAATACATTCATCAATGGAGTTATGTTTTTCTCCATGTGTAATAGGGCTACTAAAGTCTTGCCAATTCCTGTTGCTAATGATAATCCAGATCTTTTTTTCTTATCAGTAGCATCAAGTGCTAACTGTTGTATCTCTTCTCTTTTCATCTTTTTATAATTTTTACGTTTTTAGTTGCTTTACATATTGGATATGCTTTACACCCAAAAAATATTTCACTGGTTTTACTATTTATTCTTTGTACCATAAATGAATTACATTTTGGGCATTTAAAAGTATTACCTGAAAAAATAACTTGTTTTTCTTCAATTAATTTTTTATCCAAGTCTTCTAATTTAGACTTTTCATTTTCAATTTCAGATATTCTTTGCTGTTCAAATTTAGTTTTAATATCAGGATCTCTTAGCAATATCTTACAATGAGGACAAGTAACAAATTTACTTAAAATAACCTCAATGACATGTGGATGATTGCATTCAATACCTTTAGCATGTCTTAATGTTTTCATATCAATTTATTTTAACCGTATACTTCAGGCCCTTTACCATTTATTTGATACTCAGGAAAATCTGGATTAAAGGTATAATTTTTTACTAAAGTTTCATCATACCCTTTTTCACTGTGTTTATCTATATAATGTTCAGCTTTTTCATCAGTAAAATACTTTACTTTTTTAGTTTTTTTATCAGTAATATAATAATGAGGACTATCACAAAAATGAGCATGTGCTACAAGTACACATGGTCTTTTAGTTATATTATTTGTATTCATAATTAATTGTATTTTATTTTAACCAACCCATTGTTCTTGCTTTTGCTGGATTTTCATGCACATAATTATGACAATTTCTACATGTTACAGCCCAAGTTGACTGAATCAAGTAAAATGCATCTCTATTAGAGCCTGCATATGTATGATGTATATCTGTACCCATATTAGTACAGCCAGCAACTTTAATTTGGCATAACGGAAACTTTTCCATATGTTTTGCCCTTAATTTAAGATACTCAACATCAAGTTTCTTTCTTTTTGCAGAAACTTGTGGTATCACCTTATGATCAGGATCTTTAGACTGGATCTTACCCCAGCAATTTTTACAATACTTATTTCCTTCATGTGCTTTCCAGATATATTGCTCAGATTCACAACCTGAACAGTATTTCTTTTTCTTTTCCATTACCAGCTTGTGGTATTAGTAATACAATAGTGGGTGCCTACATAGGCTGTCATCCAATCAGACTGTGATAAGGTCCATGTCTTTACATTACCTGAACAGTCATTCTTTATATCTACTGAGTAGTTGGATACATTATCTGACTGTATTATACCACAATTACAGGGCTTATTAGGTGTAGGATTATTTTTCTTACAACTATAAGTGAAGCCTGCTGTTACTATTGTTATCAGTATTATTATCTTTTTCATTTTTTTTATTTTTAAAGGTTTCATTTTACTCTGATTTAGTTTTTAATTCTTTTATTCTTTTGCTAATTAGCATTTCAATATATGAAATATTAAATGTTAAACCTTCACCATATTTGGCATCACTTAATTCATTTAATATTTTTTTTAAAAATTCTACTTCATTCATCTTATTCTGATTTAAAGGTTTCATTGTAGTAGTTTTCTGATTCATCACTTTCTTTTAAAAATGGAATAAAATAAGTATCAGAATCTAAATCACCAGCATTGAAAGCATCTCTTATCTGCTCTTTCTCCATTTCTTTGGCTTGTTTGAATACTGATTCAATATCTTTTGCTAGGATTCTTTGATAAAACCATTCTACTGCTGTCTGTTTCATATGTATTTTTCTTTATTTAACAGTTTAATTATCTTATTAGCCTCAGACTCAGCCCATGTAATCATATCTTCTTCATGGTTTTCTAAATCATAGTTAAAACATTTAATAGCCATGTGCATAGTTTCATGCATTACAGCTGTATGTATTTCATCTAATGAATAGTTTTTATTTAATGAACCCAGATTTAAGAATATAAAAGGTTTTAGTTTCATATCCAATTTTTTATCTTTAGGATGGTAATTACTTAAACCATCAATATAAGATCCTCCTTGAGATATTCTTTTCTTTGCACCTTCTACAGACAGTCCATGCATTTCAGATACTCTATATGCATAAAATACTTGACAAGCATCTTTACCTAATATTAAATCATACTTTTCATAATTGTATGTTTTATAATCAAAGACTGATTTCTTTTTATGTGTGACTAATAAAATTAATAATGATAACATTAATACTACAACAATTATTTCTATAATTACATTTCTGTTCATATCTAGTAGTTTAAAAGGGTAGACTGTTACATCTACCCATTAATATTATGCTTTCTTTAATCTTGGTAAAGCATTAAAGTCCCTGTCTAACTCATGAAAGTTTTTAGGTAATATGCCTTCAGTAATAAATACACCAACTATTTGGTCTTTACTGATATTAAGATCTTTAAAAGAGAGTGTATTTTTATAATCTACATCTGTTTCCTCAGTTTCAATAAAGAACTGTGTTATAGGACTTTCTGGGAATAATGTCTTGAATATAAAATTACTATAAGCATTAGTTACCTTTTGCTTATACAGGTTAATAACATTCTGACCTTTCATGTACACTTTGTTTACTCTTTGTTTCTTTTTACTACACATAG